AGTTATAGTGGTTGAAACCGACATAACTAATACACAAAATAAAGTAAAGGGTATAATTCGTAAAGCAACAATTAAGTAAATAAAATATATTATTAAGTTATGGAGAAATTACCCATTTATAGATTTGTTGTAGGAGAGGATGATGAATCACAATTAGAAGCAATGGCATTAGTTGACAATCCCGCTATTGAGTTAAACTGGCAGACATTTAATAATTCTAAAATAAATTTTGTAGCAGACAAAGAAAAACGAGTTATAAGTGGAGCATTAATGGTAGCAGATTTACCAATTTATAGAAGAGATGAAAGCGGCGAATACTACGGAGTATTTACTGCAATTGACATATATAACCTACGTAACAAATTCTTCAAGCATTCAAAAGATAAAGAAGTAAATATGATGCACGATAGCAATAAAATGTTAGAGGGTGTTTATATGATAGAAAATTTCATCATTGATAGTTCAAGAGATATTAATTCACCAAAAGGATTTAACTTGACTGATGGTAGTTGGTTCGGAAGTTACAAAGTAGATAACGATGATATTTGGAACAACTTTATTAAGACTGGAGAGTTCAAAGGATTCTCGGTAGAAGGTGTTTTTAAGACTGAAAAAATAGCTGAAAAACCTAAAGACTTAATAGAAGAAATGATTGACATAATTAAGCAAATAGATAACTAAAACAAAAAAATAAATTAAATATATTATTAATCAAACAAATCAAAATGACAAAATTAAACGCATTCGCAAAAATAAAAGCATTATTCATTAACGAAAATTTCAATGATGCAAAATTAGCCGATGGAACACTTATCCAATGGGAAGGTGAATTAGGAGAAGGAACAGCAATTATGGTAATTGATACTGATGGTAACACAACTCCTGCACCTGATGCTACTCACGAATTAAGTGATGGTACATTAGTAACTACAGTAGGTGGTTTAGTAACAATGATTGAACCTAAATCAGAAGAAGTTGAAGTAGAGGTAGAGTTAGCTGAAGTAGATATGAAAATCTATGAAGAAAGAATGATGGCTTGTGAGAAGAAGATTGAAGAAATGGAAAAGAAAATTTCAGAAATGTTTACAGCAGTTGAATTAGCAAGTGCTAATGTAGATTCTAAATTCAATGAAATCAAAGAAATTGTTGATACAATCGCAGAAGAACCAATCGTAGTTGTAGAAGCACCAAAGAATTCAACATTTAAGAAAGCAAAACCTGCAAAATCAGCAGCAGACAGAATTGCTGAATGGAAAAATAGTAACATATAATAAATCAAAAAAAAATAAATAAAAAAAATTATGGCATTTGTAGTATCAACTTTAGCCGCTTACACTAATCCGAACGAAAACGTTCTAATTACTAAAGCAATGTTCGAAGCAAAAACCGCTTCAAGAATGACACCATTAACAGGTGTAAAATCAACAATCGAAGTTCCAAGTTTATCTGACACCTTGTTTTTTCAAGATGGCTCAACTTGTGGATTTTCAGCAAGTGGTAACACTTCAATCAGTGGCAGAACTTTAACTGTAGGTAAAATCAAGGTTAACAAAGAATGGTGTATCAAGGATTTAGAAACTAAATACACTCAATTATTGTTATCTCCAGGTTCTAACTATAGTGCATTACCAGGTGGTATTGACCAAGCATTCGTTAACACAGTAGTAGGAACAAACGCAGAGCAATTAGAAGTAGCAATTTGGACAGGTGATACAGCAAGTGGTAATCCTAACATCAACAAATTCGATGGTTTAGTTAAAATTATCAACGCAGCAAGTGGAACAGTTCAAGCTAACGCAACAGCATATGTAAGTGCAGTAGCTACAGCTATCACAGCAGCAAACATCATCTCAATTATGCAAGGTGTTTACCAAGCAATTCCAATTGCTTTATTAAACAAACCTGATTTAAAAGTAAACGTTGGAACTCATATTTTCAGATTGTATCAAATCGCATTAACTAACGCAAACTTATTCAACTACACAAGTGTAGAAAGTGCATTAGGTGAAATGAAATTACACGGAACTGATGTAACTATTGTTTCTTGTCCAGGTCTTAATGGAGTAAACGCAATCTATGCTTTACAAGATGCAAATATGTTCTTGGGAGTGGATTTACAAAACGAAGAAGAAACATTTAAGTTTTGGTACTCTGAGGACTTCGATTTAGTTCGTTTCAAAATGGATTACAAATACGGAGTTCAAGTTTCTCAAGTTGCAGAAATCGTTAAGTTTACAATATAATTAACCAGAAAGGTAGTAGCATAAAGTTACTACCTTTTTTAAAACCCTAATCAAAATGCCTTGCGCAATAGTATCGAATTATAGCTTAGATTGCCGTGACACAGTTGGCGGAATCAAGAATTTATACGTAACCGAATTGGCTAACGTATCAGCATATGCAGAAAATGCAAGTGGAATTGTAAGTGCAATTACTAAAGCATCAGGAAGCAAATTTTATAAGTATGAATTAGAGCCAAGAGGTGCTAACAATACATCAGTAGCAATACAATCAGACCCTGCAATAGGTACAGTTGCTTATGAGCAAACAATCACTGCAAACTTCTTGAAAATGCAACAGGCAACATCTGCTAAATTAGCTTTGTTAATTCAAAACAGATGTGTAGTAGTTGTAGAAATGAAGTCAGGTCAATGCTTTATATTTGGTAAAGAGAATGGTATGCAAGTATCAGGTGGTACTGCCACATCAGGAACAAATATGAATGAGTATAATGGCTACACTTTGACCCTAATGGGGCAAGAGAAAGCATTTGCTCAAGAAGCATTAGCATCATTATTAGCAAGTATTATAGTTTAAATTTTCTTTCATTGTTTTCATATAAAAGAGCCTACTCTAACGAGTGGGTTTTTTTGTGCCTAATCAATAGATTGTAAAAAGTCAAATAAATATATTATTATGTATGATTAAGTTTAACAAATCAGCAACAAATAACGTAGTAGTAACTTTAAAAGAGAATTCTACAGTTGCGAATCCGATTTATTTATTTAAATTTGTAAGTCAACAAACACTTGTAAGCTACTATTTTATAGCTACTGATATAAGTGCTTACAAAGATAGATTTAATCAATTTACAGTGATTGAAAAAGCTAATGCAAACACATTAAATGGAGAAGTTACTTTAGGTTTGCAAGGCTATTATGATTATAAAGTTTATCAAACAAATTTAGCTAACACAAGTGGACTTGCAAACGCAGCAGCAGCAGTTCCAAACATAACAAAAGAAGTAGAAGATGGATTAGTTTATGTAGTATTCGCAAATAATACGGATATAACTTACGATTCAGTAGATAATACAACAATAGTTTACCAAGCAACATAATATGTACAAAGATTCAGTAATCAAAATAGGTTTTAGCAATGATAAAGTTCCGATGTTCGTTGAAACAAAAGGAAAAGACTTTATCAAATATGGTGAGACAAATAATTATCCAGAATATTTAGTAACTCTATTTAATCGTAGTGCTAAACATAACGCAATTATAACTTCAAAGCAGTTATATATAAACGGTCAAGGATTTGTTTTTGACCAAACAGATATGGATGGCAAAGATGTGTTAGCATTACAAGCATTTATTGATAATCCTAATCCATATGAAACTTTAAATGATTTGATGTCTAAAACAAATTTAGATTGTGAGTTATTTGGAGGATGTTACTTAAAAATAGTTGGAAGAAAAGGTGGCAAAGGTTACGATATTTACCACGTTGATTATTGCAAGTTAAGAAGCAATTACGATAATAGTGAATTCTATTATTCAAATGAATGGATGGATGAAAACGGACAAGAAAAACATAATCCATACATAGAGAATACTTATGTACCATTTGACCCTAACGCAAAGAAACAAGCAGAATCAATCTATTACTATAAGTCTTATAGACCTAACTTAAATACTTACACTTTACCTGAATATATTGGAGCAGTTCCTGCTATTATTACTGATGCTGAAATAGCTAATTTCCATCGTGCAGAAATACAAAATGGATTCAAAGGAAGTAAGATGATTACTTTTATGAATGGTGTTCCAAGTGATGATGAAATGAAGGTAACAGAACGCAAGTTAAAGAATAAATTTACATCAACTGATTCAGCAGGAAGTATAGTTATTGATTTCGTAGATGACCCTGCTCGTGCTGCAAAGATAGAAGACTTAAACGCAGGAGATTTTGCTGATAAATACCAAGCATTAAATGAAACAATACAACAAGAAATATTTGTTGGTCATAAGATAACATCACCAATGATATTCGGTGTGCGTGTAGCAGGTCAATTAGGTGGAAGAGCAGAAATGATAGATGCTTATAACATATTTTCTGCAACATATATTTCACCAAAGCAAAAAGTACAAACAAATATCTATAATTTATTCTCACCGATAAAAGGTAAGTTAGAAATAAAGCCTTTAGAACCTATTATGCCTAACTTTAGTGAGCAAACACTAATGAACATATTGACTAAAGACGAGATGAGAGATATCGTAGGAAGAAAACCATTGGAAATTAAGAATGTTGTATCAAATGTAGCTGATAGTTTAAGTGCATTATCACCATTAGTAGCTACAAAAGTATTAAACCAATTAACTCCAAACGAGGTTCGTGCGATAATAGGCAAAGCAGGTTTAGAAGGTGGCGATTTATTAGCACCATCATCTGATGTAGCATCACCTGGAGCATTTAGCACGGATAGAATATGCAACCACGATTTCACTTCTGCACAAGATAACTTGGATTTAGAAGTGTTTATGAAATATGGTGAAACTTCTGATAATTATGTAACATTAAAACGCAAGAAAACGATGATGTCACATCAAGACTTCGCAATGACAGATGGCGAAAAAGGGTTATTAGACTTAATAAAGAAAACACCAAACATAAGTAAAGAAGATATTGCTAAAATACTTAAAATAAGTATGGATAATGTCGAAGGATTAATAGAAACATTAGTAGGCGAAAAGTTAATCGTAGACAATAAAGGTATATTGAACGCAACAAGTAAAGGAGATGCCACAAAATTACCATCTTTTGATGAGTTATTGATTAGATATAAATACGAAAAAAGAGATTCAGCACCACCATTGAGTGAAGGAGGTAGCAGTAGAGAGTTTTGTGAGGCTATGATGGCTAATGATAGGTATTATACAAGAGAAGATATCGTTAATATCGGAAGAGATTTGGGTGAATTATATGGTATACCTAATTACGATGCATTTACTCGTAGAGGAGGGTGGTATCACGACCCTTTAAAGAACGTAAATTTACCATATTGTAGACACATTTGGGTTCAATCAATTGTAAAGAAGATTAAATAAATAATTATGGCAGCAGAAGTTTTATTTTTAAGCGAACAAACCTTGAAAGATAGGTCAGTTTTACAAGATAACGTGGATATGAAAGTAGTAAAACCTACGATAATGGATGTACAAAAGTATTATGTGCTTCCGATAATGGGTACACAGTTATATAATGAGGTAATAAATCAAATTAAAACAAGTACATTATCTGTTTTAAACACTACTTTACTCAATGATTATATCACAGATGTAATGGTATGGTATTGTCGTATGGAATTACCGATGGCTATGAACTATAAATACTTCAATAAGTCAGTAGGTGTGCAAAACGCAGACAATATGCAACCTGCAAGTATGCAAGATATAGAGAGATTAATGGATGATGCAAGAAATAAGGCACAAGTATATGCCCAAAGGATGACTAATTACTTACTTGCTAATTCAGTTTCTTATCCATTATACTTAAACCAAGTAAATACTAATGTAGACACTATTTTCGCAAAGCAAAATAACTATAATTCTGGATTAGTTTTAGGAGATGGCAATGGATGTCAAGGTCAATATAACTTTCAAGGTATAAAAATTCAACCATCTGAAAAAAGATGTTCTTGGTGCTAATTTAAAAGGAGAAAACAAATGGAATTTTATACACTAAATCAAGTATTAAATCTTATTGAGACAATTGCGAATTCACACGCACAAGTTAACTACTATAATTTCGGAGAAGATGCAGAAATAAGTGCAAGTGAGCAAGAACGATATCCATTAGTTTGGAGTGATGTAAAGGATTCAAATATTGATACTAATACTTTGTCTCTTACAATTGAATTAAAGGTATTAGACATCATTAAAACAGATAATAACAATGAAAAAGATGTGTTATCAGATACATTAAGTATTGCTCAAGACATTTATTCAATTTTGACATCTTATGCATATCAAGATTACTTCATTTTAGAAACTACAACTCCTTTAGTTCCGATTCGTGAAGCAATGCCAGATATTGTTAATGGTTGGAGAATGACTTTAAACTTCCAATTGATGCAAGATAGAAACAGATGTCAAGTACCTTTGAAATAAAAAGAATTAAATATATTATTAAGTATAAAATTAAATAAAATGACAGATTTAGGCAAAATAATTGGTTCAGGTGGATGCGAGTTTATAGCAGCAGCATCAGCAAAAACAGGTAAAACTTATAGTGCAGTTGTTATCAATACTGATGCGGTAATTAGTGTACTTGAAATGAACGGAGTAAACGTGCTAACCACAAAAGCATTCAATGGTGCAACAGTTTCAGCAGGTATGTTTATACCAGCAGAAGCAGGAACATCAATCACTGCGATTACTTTAACTTCAGGAACTGCTATCGCTTATAACAATCAATAGTTATGTTAGGAATTACAACTACTAACGCAAGAGTTGGAGGTTTTCGTGGTGGAATTTCGGCAGAAGCTAAAACTATTTACAATCGTATAATAGCAGATGGTGGGGTATCAAACTTATCAAGATTAAACTTTTTTGTAAAAGGTTTAAAAACTATTTATGGCTCATTGGCTAACGTACCAGTGTGTTACGATGCTCATTGGATTGGCTACAAATTAGTCC